ACGGCGAACTTCTGGAACCGCAAGATCGTTCTCTGTTCGACGCCGACGACCAAGGGCGCCTCGCGCATCGAGCAAGCCTGGCACAACTCGAACCAGCAGAGCTTCTGGGTGCCCTGCCCGCACTGCGGGGCGTTTCAGGTGCTCATGTGGAGCAACCTCGTCTGGCCCAAGGAGGCGCCGGACAAGGCGCAGTACCGCTGCGAGCAGTGTTCGAAGCTAATCGCCGACTGGCAGAAACACCAGATGCTCAAAGCCGGCGAGTGGCGCGCCGCCCGGCCCGAGGTCGCCGACGTTGCGGGCTTCTGGATCAACGGCCTGTATTCGCCGTGGCGCAAGTGGGGCGCGCTGGCGAAGAAATTCCTGGCCGACAAGAAGTCGATCGAGACGCTGCGCGAGTTCGTGAACACGGTGCTTGCCGAGCCTTGGGACGATGCGGCCGAAACCACCGTCGACCAGGCCGCCGTCATGGCGCGGCGCGAGCATTACCGAGCCGCGGTTCCGTACGGTGCTGTGGTGCTGACCACCGGCGTCGATGTCCAGAAAGACCGGCTCGAGCTGGAGCTCGTGGGCTGGGGACGCGGCGAGGAATCGTGGTCGATCGAGTACCGCGTGCTGCCGGGCGATCCTTCGGGCGCGCTGGTCTGGCAGGAACTCGACACCTACCTCGAGCGGCGCTGGCCGCACGAGACTGGCATCTCCTTGCCGGTTTCCGCATGCTCGATTGATGCCGGCTACGAGTCGCAGGCGGTGTATGAGTTCTGCCGGACCCGGTATCACCGGCGCATCTTCGCGGTGAAGGGCAAGGGCGGGCCGCTGCCCGTATGGCAGCGCAAGCCTACGGCGAAGAACATTCGCGGCGAGAAGCCGTGGATCGTGGGCACGGACACGGCCAAGGAGACGATCTACGGGCGGCTCAAGAACCCTACGCCCGGCACGCCAGGCTATGCGCATTTTCCGGCGAGCCGCGAAGAGGCGTACTTCGAGCAGCTCCTGGGCGAAGTGCTAGTGACCACATACGCCAAGGGCCATCCCAAGCGCGAGTGGCGGCCCAAGCCCGGCGTGCGGCAGGAGGCGCTCGATGCACGCGTCTACGCCTACGCCGCGCTGCGGGCGTTGGTCTCCATGGGACTGTCGCTCGACAACGAAGCCGACCGGATCCTGGCCGCCAACCGCCCGCGCCCGGCGCCGGAGGATGAGCGGGACCGTGAGCGCTGGCTGGGAGAGCGAGGGAGGAAGTGGCTCACGCGATGAAAGTCAGAAGTCAGCCATGCGCGCGGGGGACGCCTAGCGTCTGGGAGTACCTGGTGGTCACCTGTGATGCGGAATCGCCGGATCTGCTCGCCGAGCATGGCGCACAAGGGTGGGAACTGGTGGCCGTCGTGCGCGAGTTCGGCACGCGGGCGACGTTCTACTTCAAACGCCGGAGAAACTGAGTGCCCTGGACGCAACAGGAACTTGACGCCATCGAGGCGGCGATCGCGAGCGGCGAGTTGACCGTCCGCTTCGGCGACCGCACCGTGACTTACCGCTCGATGGATGAACTGCTCCAGGCACGCGCTCTCATCCGGGAAGCGCTGGCAGCCGAATCCGGCACGGCGACGGACCGTTTCTCTTTCGCTCAGACCTCAAAGGGATGAACTGGCTCGACAAGGCGATCTCCTGGATCTCGCCCGAGGCAGGACTGCGCCGTCTGCGTGCACGCCGCGCCGGAGACCTGATCCGGCTGGCCTACGAAGGTGCGCGGACGGACCGGCGTACCGGCGGATGGATCACTGCCGGGAACTCGGCCAACGCCGAGATCGCCGTGGCGCTGTCGAAGCTCCGCGAGCGCTCGCGCGACCTGATCCGCAACAACGCCTACGCCGCGCGTGCGATGGCCGAGGTGGTTGGCAACGCCATCGGCACGGGCATCACGGTGCAGGCGCGGAGCGGCGAGCCGGATGCCGACCGCGCGATCAACGCCGCCTGGACGGACTGGATGGAGGAGTGCGACGCCGACGGGCAGCTCGACTTCTACGGACTTCAGGCGCTAGCGGCCCGCACGGTGTTCGAAAGCGGCGAATGCCTGGTGCGCTTCCGGCAGCGCCGCCCGGGCGATGGTTTCACGATTCCCCTTCAGTTACAGATACTGGAGCCCGACTACCTCGATCAGACCAAGACACAGAGGACGGAAACCGGCTACATCATCCAGGGCGTCGAGTTCGACCTGGTCGGCCGCCGCATCTTTTACTGGCTCTACGGGCAGCATCCGGGCGACGTGGTCCAGACGGGCGTGCGCGGCGGAGCATCATTGCAATCGATCCGAGTTCCCGCTTCGGAGGTGCTGCACATCTACCGCAAGGACCGTCCCGGCCAGGTGCGCGGTGTCCCGTGGCTCGCGCCCGTGGTGGTCACGTTGCGCGACCTCGACGAGTACGAGGAAGCCGAACTGGTTCGCAAGAAGATCGAGGCCTGTTTTGCGGCGTTCGTGACACAGCCGCAGGGTCCGGAGGGCCCGCCCATCGCACCCGCGGCCCCGGATCCTGCGACGGGCAAGCGAGTCGAAAGTTTCGAGCCGGGAATGATCGAGTACCTGAAGCCCGGCGAAGAGATCACTTTCGCTTCGCCCTCGACCTCGGCCGGCTACCGGGATTACGTCGCCGCGAAGCAGGCGCAGATCGCCACCGGCCTTCAACTCACCTACGAGCAGTTAACGGGCGATCTCTCGCGCGTGAACTACTCGTCGTACCGCGCCGGACTGCTGAGCTTCCGCAACGGCATCGAAGGATTCCGCTGGCTGACCTTCATCCCGATGTTCTGCATGCCGGTCTGGAACCGCTTCGTCACGGTCGCCTACGCCGCCGGCGCGATTCCTCGGCCTGGGCCGATCCGCGCGGAGTGGACGCCGCCGGGCTTCGGCAGCGTCGACCCGTACAAGGATTCGATCGCGATCTTGAATCAGATTCGCACGGGCACGTTGACGCTGCGGCAGGCGATCGCCATGCAGGGCTACGACCCGGACGCGCAGTTCGAGCAGATCGCCGAAATCAACCGGCTGCTCGACACGAAGGGTATCGTGCTCGATGGCGACCCGCGCAGGGTCACGCAGACGGGTACTCAACAGAAGGACATTCCATGAGCGAACAAGAACTTTCATTCCGGCAAAATGTTGCCGAATATCCGGCGCGGGAGCGGCTGGAAGCCCAGTTTGAGGCGCTGGCTCCGGCCGAGCGAGGCGAACGCACGGCGACGCTCACCTGGTACACCGGTGCCGCCGTGCGCCGCTACGACGCGCGCGGCGCTTACGAGATGCGCTTCTCGATGGAGCCTGGCGCGATCCGCATGGGGCGCTTGGCGAGCGGTTCGGCGCCGCTGCTCAACTCGCATCGGGACTTCACCGTGGACGACGTGATCGGCGTGATCACCAGGGCCTGGATTGAGAACGGCCAGGGCAAGGCGACGGTGCGGTTTTCGAAGCGCGCCGAGGTCGATCCGATCTGGCACGACGTCGAGGACGGCATCCTGCGCAACGCTTCGATGGGCGTCGCCATTCACGCCGTCGAGGATGTGACGCCGCAGGGAGGAGAGATGCGCCAGGTCCTGGTAACCGATTGGGAGCCCGAAGAGGTGTCGCTGGTTCCGATCGGCGCCGATCCGGGCGCGGGATTCAAGTTCGAACGGGCAACTGGCCCACAGGAGCAGAAGATGGAAGAAACCATCGTTGACGCGGGCGGCCAAGCCCGTGTCGAAATCAAGGTGGATGCCGAGCGCGAGGCCGCGGCACTGGCCGAACGCACGCGTATCCAGGAGATCGAGAAGGTCGGCCGGGCGGTCGGCCTCGACGAGCGGCTCGTTGCGCAGCACATCGAGGCCGGCACCTCGGTCGAGGACTTCCGCAAGGTGGCGCTCGACGAACTCGCCAGGCGGAGCGAGGCGGCGCCGATCCGCAGCGCGGCTGCCGTGGTCACGCGCGACGAAGCCGAAACGCGCCGGGCGGGTATTACGGCGGCGCTCTTGCACCGCTACGATCCGGCGCTGTTTCCGCTGAAGGACGAACTGGGCCGCGACTGGGCCGGGCAGACGTTGCTCGATCTGGCGCGGGAGTGCCTGGAGGCCTCTGGCACGCGCACGCGCCGCATGCCGCGCCACGAGATCGCGAAGCTCGCGCTCTCGACTTCGGACTTCCCCTCGATCCTGGCCGATGTGGCGAACAAAACGCTGCGCCAGGCCTACGAGGCCTACCCGCGCACCTTCCTGCCGTTCTCGCGGCGGCGCTCGGCGGTCGACTTCAAGAACATCAACGCCGTGCAGTTGGGCGAGGCGCCGAGCCTCCAGAAGGTGAACGAGAAGGGCGAGTTCACCCATGGCTCGATCGGCGAATCGAAGGAAACCTACAAGCTTGCCACCTACGGCCGGATCGTCTCGATCACCCGGCAGGTGATCATCAACGACGACCTGGGCGCGTTCACCCGCATCCCGGCCGGCTTCGGCGTGGCGGCGGCGACGCTTGAAAGCGACACGGTGTGGGGCATCATCACGTCGAACCCGGCGATGGGCGACGGCGTGGCGCTGTTCCATGCCAACCACGCGAACCTGAACTCGGGCGCGGGCAGCGCGCTGGCCTTGCCGGGTCTGGGCGCGGGTATGGCCGCGATGGCCAAACAGAAGGGCCTCGACGGCGTCACGGTGTTGAACGTACAGCCGCGCTATCTGGCGGTGCCGGTCGCGTTGCAGCTCACGGCGTTCCAGTTGGTGGCGGCGAACCTGGCGCCGGCGCAGTCGGCCAACGTGGTTCCGGACTACATCCGGGCGCTGACGCCGATCGCCGAACCGCGCCTGGATGCGGCGAGCGCGACGGCCTGGTATCTGTTCGCCTCGCCCGATCAGATCGATACGGTCGAGTACGCCTATCTCGAAGGCCAGGACGGCGTGTACATCGAGACGCGGCAGGGGTTCGACGTGGACGGGGTCGAGATCAAGGCGCGCCTCGACTTCGGGGCCAAGGCGATCGACTGGCGCGGCATGCAGAAGAACGCCGGAGCGTGATCAGGAGGATTGACATATGAAGAACTACGTGCAGAAGGGTGAGACGCTGACGCTCACCGCGCCGTACGCGGTGAGCTCGGGTGGCGGTGTGCTGATCGGCTCGATCTTCGGCGTGGCGTCGAACGACTACGCCAACGGCGAGGACGGCGAGTTCCAGGTGGCGGGCGTGTTCGACCTGGTGCGCGAGACCGGCGCCGGCACCGGCTGGACGCAGGGCGCGCTGCTCTATTGGGACGACACCAACAAGCGCATCAGCAAGACCGCCACGGGCAACAAGCTGATCGGCGTGGCCGTGAGGGCCGCGGCCGATGGCGATGCCACGGGGCGCGTGCGGCTGAACGGCGCATTCCTCTCCTGATGGTATTCACCGATGCGATCGGCCGGATGGATGAGGCTTGTCTGCGGGCCTTCGGCAGGGACGTCACGTTTCTGCCGCAGGCCGGCGGGCAGGCCACCGTCCGGGTGATCTTCGAGGCCACGCGTGAGGCGGAGGACAGCGCGCCCGGCGTGTATGCGGTCATGTTCGTTCGAGCGGCAGCATTCGCCACGCCTCCACAACGAGGGGATGAGGCAGCCGTCGATGGCGCGACCTACAAGGTGTTCGACATCGAAGCCGACCACGCTGGCGGCCTCATTCTCCGTCTGCGGCAGACCTGACCTATGGCCTCGGTGCGCATCTGGCAGAAGAAGCAGATCCGGCTCGATCGGCTGAACTTCAAGCAGAGTCAGATGTTCAAGATCGGCAACGTCGGCGTGGCGACGGTGAAGAACCGGGTGGGCGCGGCGCTCGGACCCTCGGATGCGCCGGCCAAGCCGCTCACCAAGCGCTACGCGATCCGAAAGACGCGACTCGGCAAGGGCAATCGCCGCAACCTGACCTTCACCGGCGACATGCTCCGCAACTTCATGGTGCGCACGGTTAGCGAGAGCCGCGCGCGGGCGAGCCTCTCGACGCGCAAGGACCGCATCAAGGCGTGGGTCAACCAGAGGATCGAGCCCTGGGTGGTCTTCTCGCCGAAGAACCGGGCCGCCGTGCTCGAGGCGGCGCGGCGGGTGCTGAACGAAATGAAGAGCACGCTTCTGCTTGAACGTGCGCTCGGAGGCAGGCAGCGATGATCAACCCGGCCGAACTGGTGGACAACCTGGTCGCGATGCTGCGGGCGATTCCGGATCTCGTCGCAGAAATGGATGGCGATCCGGAGCGGATCTACGCCTACCACGACCACTACCCGAAGAAGTCAAGCCTGGCGCAGGCGATCCACAACATGCCGGCGCCGGCGGTGATGGCGGTGTGGCAGGGCACCGTTCCCGGCACTCTCGGCAATGTGGACGTCTGGAAGCACCAGGTCACGCTCTATCTGCGCTCGCGGGAGACAAATGAAAGCGATCCGCCAGCGGCTTACTACCGGCTGTTCCGGTTGATCACCAAGGGCGTTCCGGCGGGGTCGGAAGTGCCGATGCTGAACGCCACGGTCCACCCTTCCTGCTATCCGATGGACCTGCCGCAGATCCAGCGGCAGACCGACGCCGAGGGTCTGGACTATTTCGAGGTTCCCATCACGTTTACGGAGATTGGCGATGAGTGAACGCAATACTGTGTGGCTCCGGCCGCCCTGGGGCGAGGGCGAGCCGAAAGAAGTCGAGGCAACGCCCGCCGTTCTCGTCCCGCTGTTAGTAGCGGGCTGGTCGCAGTGCGCGCCGCCCGAACCGGAGGTAAAGGAAGATGTCCACGACTAGGCTACAGGAGGTCTTGGTCTGTTTCGGCAAGCAGAAGCAGACCGACATCGCGACCGCCAACACGGGCGCCGAGATGTGGCGCTTCGGCAAACTCAACGCCGCGCTCGCCAACCCGAAGCTGAACACCGAGAACGACGCCGAGGAGCTCGGCAAGGGCCATGAGTTTCCCACGCAGTCCTTCCAGACCTCCTGGGACGTCTCGGGCACACTCGAAAAGTACCTGGGCGCCGAGATCGCGGCATGGGCCATGGCGTTCGGACTCGGCAAAGTCGTGAAGAGCGGCGCCACACCGAACTTCACCTACACCTGCACGCCGTTGATGCCGGCGAATGGTGACGCAGCCGAGTTGCCCTACTTCTCTTTCGTCGAGCAGATTCGCCCGGGCGCCGGCGTCGTCCTCGACCGCATGGCCGTCGGCTGCGTGGTCGAAGGCTGGACCATCACCCTCGGCAGTGGGCCGGGCCGCGCGAACAGCAAGATCACCATCGAGTTCGCCGGATCCGGCAAAGTGATCGAACCTTCCGCGATCACCATGCCGGCCGCGACAGTCGAAAAGCTGCTGCCGTCGGCCTCGCTCGCGCTCACGATCAACGGGGTCAACTACGGGTCGAACAAGAACATCGTCTCGCTCGAGACGGGCTGGAAGAACAACGTCCGCATGGACGCCGGCTTCTATCCCGGCTCGGGCTTTCAGACGGCCGGCGATGCCACCTCAGGCGCGATCCGCGGGCGCCTGGAGTTTGGCAACCGCCAGGGCACGCTGCGCTTCACCGCTCGCTTCGAGAGCGGCTCGACGGAACTCGCGAAACTCAAGAATCAGTCCACCGGCACGGCGGTGCTGTCGCTCGCCTACGACCCGAACAACTCGCTGGAGATCACCTGGCAAAAGGTCTCCTTCGCGACCGCCGAGGTTGGGGAGACCGATGGCATCGTGACCGTCGCCGTCGAGTGCCTGCCGATGTACGACCCGGCGAACGGCATCGTCTCGGCCGTCGCCAAGTGCGGCGTGGATAACATCTGCCAGTAGGAGCTTCCCATGTTTGATGCAACCAAACCCATTACGATGAACCTGCGGACTCCGGAAGGCGTGAAGACGGTCCGTCTCCGCTTCCCCTCCGATGACGAATGGACCGAGCGCCAGCGGCGGCGAAAGGTGATCATCAAGCAGCTCGGGCGCGGCATCTCCGAAACCGTGGTTCCGAACTCCGAGGACGTGGACGCCGCCTTGCTGGCGAAGATCCGCACCGAGGAGCAGGATCCGCCCGAGGTCGATCCCTTCGAGGCGAGCCGGATCGTCGAGCAGTTGAGCCAGGCCGAGGTGGACGACGTCGAGCAGGCCGGCGATTCGTTCCGTATAACGCTTCGGGTGCTCGGCGGGACCGTGGTGCACGTGCTCGCGATGCCCTCAGCGAAGGACGTCTTCGAGTACCGCCGCGCGTTCGCTCGCATACTCGACCTGCCTTTCAACAAGCAGG